GGGTGGACAGCATTCTATGTGGGCTGGGAGCAGCACATCAGCAAGCGGCAACAGCCAATCACCATGGAACAGGTGATGATGCTAGCGCAGCAAGCAGGCAGCGAACAACTCGCACAGCTTCCTATGCTCATTGTGGAACAGCCTGATGTGGCAGCTTCCATCATTCAAGCGGCCCTTGGCAACGACCTCTCTGAGTGCAAGAAGATGGTCAAGGAGTTGGCAGCAACAGGAGCAACAAGCTACGACGAAGAGTACGTCTCCCGCAACCTGCCGCTTGTTCAAGCATTGAAGCCGTGGGACGAGATCATTTTCCCGCCAGAAACCGCAGACTTGCAGCGTAGCAGGGTTATTTTCCGCAGGACATGGATGTCTGAAGTCGAGTTGCGCGAGAAAATCACCACGGAAAACTGGGATCCAGACTGGGTCGAGAGGGCTTTGCAACAGATTGGTAAAAGCAGCACGCTCTACAACATCAACCTGCTCCCCACAACGACCATGCTGGTCTACAACGGGGTCAACTACAACAACATGGTTGAGGTGGTGTATGCGTACCAGAAGAGCCTGGATGGCAATGCTCCCTGCATTTACTACACTGTTTTCTGTCCTCAAGCAGCCAGCAACAGGCGTGAAGACGACGCAAGCTGGGCAATCTACGAGAAACTCGACTACGCGCACGGGGAATATCCCTTTGTAGAGTTCCGAAGGGAGCAATTACGCAGAGCGATTGCAGATTCTCGCGGTATTCCTGAGTTGGCAATGACCGACCAGGACGAAATCAAGGCGCAGCATGATTCAATCCGCGATTACACGGCTTTCGCCACGCTGCCCCCAATTAAGGTGGTCAAACGCATTGGAGCCATCAACAAAGTAGGCCCAGGAGTGCAACTTCCGGTGACGCAGAGGGACGATTACACTTGGATGGAGCCTCCAGCAAGAGAGCCAAGCACAGCGTTCAACCTCATTAAGTCAGTGGAGATGCGCCATGCAGCGTACTTCGGAGTAGCCCACGAACTGGTCAACCCAGTCCGCACGCAAACCTTGCAGCAGTTGCTCGTCAACAACTGGCTCATGAGCTGGAGAGGCGTGTTCCGCCAAGTTTTCGCTCTGTGCGCTCAGTACTTGTCACCACAAGAGATCGCTGCCGTCACTGGAGGCTTCCAGATTCCGCAGAACCTGTCCGCTATCCACAACGAGTTCGACATCAACGTGCGATTCGACGTGAAGGACATGAATCCTGACTTCATCGACAAGAAAATCCAGTTCCTTCAGACCATTAGCCAGATGGACGCTGGCGGAGCAATCGACAAGAACGCTCTTACTCGCATGATGATTCAAGCTGTGGCCCCAGAAGTGGCAAACCAACTCATCGTGAACCAAGCCCAGGCAAGTCAGCAGATGTACAAGGATGTGCAGAGCGACATTGCCAACATGCTTTTGGGCAACGAGGCAATTTACACAGAGAACGATCCGGCAGCACAGACCAAGATGCAGTTTGTGCAGGACATCATGTCGAAGAACCCAAAAGCGCAAGCCGCATTGCAGCAGGACGAGAACTTCAAGGCTCTATTCGACAACTATGTGAAGAACATCCAGATGAGTCTCATGCAACAGCAGAACGCTCAGATTGGTCGCATGGGGGTAAACCAAGTCAATGGATAGTATGACAGAAGAACAGGCTCTAGCATTCAGCTTCACTGGCGAGAACAAGCTATGGGATAACATCCTAGCTGTTGCAGACTCGTACATTGAGAGAGAAGTGATGTACGCCATCGACAAGAATACCCTGGGAGAAGCCAGAACACACGCTGCCGGAAGGGCAGACGGGGCTAATGGACTCAAGGAAACTTTGTTATGGTTTAGAGAAGAAGCCCTTAAAAAAAGAGGGTTGACAGATAAAGATTTGACCGCATAGTGCAGTCACTGCCTCCTAGTCTGGGCATAACAAAACAGGCTTGATTAATGATAGCGGTTCTTGCACCGCAATAAAACAGCATGGAATCAAATGAAACACAGCCTGCGTCGCAGTCGCAGGAGGCAGACAATTCTGCGAACAATGTCGGTTTACTCGATGAGCATTCGCTGAGTGCAATGATCAAAGAGACGTTCCTTTCCGACGAGGGACAAGTGAAGACTCCCACTCAAGAGGAGCAAACGGCAGAGGAAGATGAAGAGCCACAATCCGAAGAGGATCAGGCTGAAGAATCTGAATCTGAAACGCAGGAGGAGACGGAGGAAGAATCCGAAGAATCCAGCGGCGATGTGTCCAAGGGCGTTCAAAAGCGCATCAACAAACTTGTTGCAGCCAAGAAAGCTGCCCTTGCAGAAATCGAAGCGTACAAGGAGAAAGTCAGAGAACTTGAAGGCAAGGTCACTGAAACTCCAGCCCAGGTTGCACGGCAGGAAAACGTCTCTGAAGCTGTTGCCAAGCTCAACTCTGTTGAAGCAGTGGACGCAGAATGGAGAAAAGCTACCGAAGTGCTGCTGTGGTGCGAGGAGAATCCTGATGGCGGGACGATTCTGATGCCCAACGGTGAAGAGACCGATGTGGATGATCAGCAGGTCAGGCAGATGAAAAGACTTGCGCTCAAGCGCAGGGAGATCGAGTTGCCTGCCCGTAGGCAGTACCTGATGGTAGAGCGTGAAGCAGAGGCTCAGACGGTGAAGGAGTTCCCATGGTGGAAAGACCCTTCTACGAAAGAGTACCAAGCAGCGCAGCAGGTGCTCCGTGACTTCCCTGAGATCAAAGCCAAGAGGGCAGACTACAAACACATTGCGGGAATTGTCGTACTAGGACTCCAAGCATACCAAAACATGCAGGGGAAACAGCAACCGACAGCACCCAAGCCCATCAAACGCGCACCAAGCCAACCAGCAGTCAAGGCATCGCCTGTGACCAAGGATAACGGCAAGAAAGCATTTGAGAGCTTCGCTAGAAACAACTCGGACTCAAAACTTTTCTCTGACCTGCTCAAAGCCAAAGGTTTCGTAGACTAGTTCAAATATATGCCAATCCTAACAGAACCCCAATTATCCGGTCGCGGTAAACGCGAAGACCTCATGGACATGATCGCGCTCGTTGACGCACGGGACACCCCGTTCACGTCGATGGCACGCAAAGGCTCCAAGCCTGGAAACATGTACTTCCGCTGGCAAGCAGACTCCAACCCTGGCCCGACCATCGGTGGTATCGTTGACGGCACGGATGTCAGTGCGTACAGCAACTATGTTGTTGGCTACCGCAAAGAACTCGCGAACTACGCGCAGATCTTCCGCCAAACCGTTCGTGTGTCCAAGCTCACGCAGGACATTGCAGACGTTGCTGGAATCCGCGACGAGTTGAGCGACAACATTGCCAAAGCAATCGTGGCCCTCAAGCGTTCGATGGAAGCGACGTTTACGTCCGATCAGCTTGGTCAGGCAGACAACGGCACGGTTCCCTACCTCACTGCTGGTATCCAAGCATGGATCGGCGGCGACAATATCGGCACTGGGCTGAATATCGGCTCTGGCACGACCACGCCTTCGTTCATCACGCCTGCAAGCTCGATTGTATCTGGAGGCTCTGCATCCGCATTGACCGACGCAACCGTTCAAGGCTTGCTCAAGTCCATCTACGACGTGACGGGGAACTACAAGTCCTTCGACGCAATCGTTGGGACTGACCTCAAGCGTGCGTTCACCGCATTGCTTGGCACGACGGCACTGACGACCACCAGCACCTCTGGTGTGACTGGCGCAGGCGCAACGAAGGTTCAGACCTTCCAGCGTGATGCTGCTGCTGATGCGTTCATCCAGAGCGTGGACGTGTTCCAAGGCGACTTCGGGACGGTGCGCTTGCACCCAACGACGTTCATGGGGACGGTGACCAGCGCAGGAGTAAACACCACGACCTATCTTGGTCGTTCGGCATACGGCTTGGTGCTCGACATGAGCCTCATCGAAGTCCGCTACGGTGGAAACGTCGCTAATGTCACGGCATTGCCTGACTACGGTGGAGGCCCCGCTCGCCTCATTGAGGCAGTTGCAGGTCTTGTTGTTGGGAACCCACAGGGTCTCGGCAAGTTCACCTATACTGCGGCTTAATAACCGCTTCCGCGACACCTGCGTTGACGCGATTACGGTTGCGTCTTTTCAAAGTGGTGTGACGCTCTGGAGAGACAGAGAACACAAGACGCGACACCTGCCTCTTGCGCTTGCAAGATGCTCCAAGTGGTGCGACACCTCGGAGAGACGAGGACACTTTTATGATATACATCCCAGAAGAACTCCACCAAGCCGCGCAGAACGTGATGGATGCCAAGTGGCAGCAATCCCGTATCGACGCACAGAGAGCGGCGAAAGAACTCGCCAAACTCAACAAAGAAGACCACAAGTCCATCGAAGGAGTTGGTCAACTTACCGCTCGCATTCCAGGAGTCGCATTCCACTTTTGGGGGCAGAAACTCGGATACGATTGCTGGAAAGACAAAGGCTTTTTGGATGAGTTTTTGCGCGACAATCCCGAATGCAAAGTCAATAGTAAGGGCACGAAGTTGCAAGTTGGCTTTGGAAGCTAGGTATGAAAACAGTCCCGTATAGCGACATTTTGAACGCAACGCTGCAACTCGCGGGGGTTGACAGGGTAAGCCTTAGCAACAAGACGTTCAACACGTTTCGGGACTTCTTCTCCAAGCGACTTGCTGAAGCATGGAACAGAGAACGATGGCCTGACTTCATACAATACATCACCCGATTCCCTGGGCTTCAGATGTACTCGCTGGATTATGTTCCAGCAACAGGGACACTGACCCTGCGCTTCTCAAGCGACGAGAGCAGTCCATATTACGAGGACACCACGTTCACAAGCTTCAGCGTTGGCGGATCTGCCACAATCCAGATTCCGAAAGGCGTTCTTACACTCAGCCCGACCGACGCAGACCTCAATGTCACCTGCACCATCATAGCGGGCCCGACGACCGTCACATCGAACGGGATGTCATGCGTCCAAGTGGTTGTCCAGAACGACACGCTCACCAATAGCGCAACGACAGCAACGGAAAGCGTTGTCATCACAAGTTCAGCATTCCAGAAATATCCGTACAACAACTACATCGGCTCTTGCTTGCACACCAAGAATGGCCCTGATGGAGCGCAGATACTTCCAATCAACCGGATCAAACTGCCAGAGAACGCTGACACTGTTCACGGAGTCTACAGCCGCGATCCACGCACAACGACCCGCACGCAAGAAGTAGCGTTCTTAATCGAGGACAGTGGCGTGTCGTCTGGTTATGTGGCAGCGTCCGAACAGAAGTTTATCATCACCCAGAACACGGATAGCGTGTGCATCGAGTACTCCATCGAGAATCCAGTTGTATGGGGAGACGTGTATAGCTCCACCACGCTGTATCAACCTGGAGCACAATTCTTCTACTTCCGCTTCCACCAACCATCCATTGACCAGTTGAATCCTCCAAACGACCGTCAGATGAAGGGGGACTTTTACTCGCCAATCACGTCCACAAACAGCGGAGAATCACCGTTCACAAACCCGCAGAACTACAAGGTCATCGCTATTCCAGACCTCTTCAAGGACTTTCTTATCAACGCCATGCACTCCGATTGGCTCAAGTCAGAAGGACAGTTTGAAGTGGCGATGGCAGCGGAGCAACTTGCGGAAAAGGGAATGCAGGATGCAATCGACAAAGTGCTGCGCCAAGAAGGACAAGTGCAGCGGATGAACATGCAGTACACCTACTAGGTTATGCCAGACGTAAAGATTTCAGCACTGCCAGCAGCAACAGGACTCTCGGACGCAGACGTGTTCGTTGTCAACCAAGGCTCTCCCACTGCAATCACGAAGAAAGTCACTTACGACCTGATGATGCCAACAGTTGGCACCAACACCGGACAGTTCGGCACAGACTCTCAGGTTGCACAGGTGACAGTGGACTCAAAGGGGCGTGTGACAGCAGCGGCAAACGTGGCAATCAATGCCAGCAACATCTCCACTGGAACATTGCCAGTAGCTAGAGGCGGAACTGGAGCAGCGACCTTCACGGCAGGAACATATCTCAAGGGCAACGGCACAGGCGCAGTCCAAGCTCAAGTTGGAGTTCCGCCAACAGACTTGTCAGCTACGGTTCCAGTGTCAAAGGGAGGCACAGGTGCGACAACGCTCACAGCAGGGCAGTATGTAAAGGGAAACGGAACAAGCGCACTATCAACGAGCGCAACGATTCCAGTTGCCGATATCACCGGAACGCTCCCAGTAACCAATGGAGGCACAGGGGCAGCAACACTTGCAGCAGGCTATATCAAAGGCAATGGCACAAGCGCACTGACATCGCAAACTGGAGTTCCGGCAACCGATCTGACAGGCACTATTGCGGCAACGAACATGCCAGCACTCTCTGGCGATGTCACATCCACAGCAGGTTCAACGGCAACGACGCTTGCAAGCACAGGGGTCACGGCAGCGACATACGGATCAGCATCACAAGTAGCGCAGGTTACGCTCGACGCAAAAGGCAGGGCTACCGCAGCAAGCAACGTCACCATCACTCCAGCAGCGATTGGAGCAGTCGCAAAGACTGGGGACACGATGACTGGCTTGCTTACCGTAAGCGGTTCTGCATCCAACCCTGGAACAAAAATCACTTCTGTTTCTGGCGTTTGCGGAGATTTCTATCCATTGTCACCTGGAGCAACAGCAACGCCGCTTGTTGAACTCAAGCAAACTGGAGTAAACTCTGGAGCATTTAGCGTTGGCCCAGCATTGCAAGTTCTTGGCAATACAACTCTAAAGAAGACGGCTTCAGACACGTTTGCGCTTACAACCACAGACCCAATCTCTGTTGGATCAATTACCGGAGCATCGTCCATTACGTTTTCAGATTCAACGCAGCAAACAACAGCATACAGACCAATTTACGGAGGTCTTTCTGTTGCAAGTCAATCATTTGGATCAAATACATTTACAAATATAGTTGTAACTGTAACAGGTGCCTTACTTGGAAACTTTGTTGACATATCGTTTTCGGCATCCATTCAAGATTTGTTTGTTCAAGCATTTGTATCTGCTGCAAATCAGGTAACTGTAAAGGTGTCAAACTTTACAGGAAGTGCAATCGTACTTCCTTCGGGAACTTGGTTGGCTAGAATCATAAGATAATGGGAAAGATCACAAAGTTCATTCGCAAGCGGAATGCTAATCCGGCATTGACGCAGAACAAGCTATCTGCAAGAGTGCAGGT